ATGAGCGACAAAAAGATAGAATTGTCGAAGCTATTTCAAAATCTGATTCAGTTACAGAAGCAAGAACAATCTACAATACGCTTCAAAGCACAGTGGAGTCTACACCAAGCCGTGGACCACAATCATTGAGCGAGGCTATTAATCGTCCAACTTCTGTTATTCGTGCTTCCCGTAAGGAAAGTACATCTAAACATGATGCATTCGCAGAGCGAATGAAACGTTTAGCCGGAATTAAATAAAACATATTTTAGGAGGTAAATTTAAAATGGCTAGTATTATTGAAAGGTTGACCGAAGGTGTTGTCAACCGTGACATGCGTGCGGAGAGCAATGCTCTTCTCACCAAGTGGGAGCGCACAGGACTTCTTGAGGGTATCAACAATGACCGCAAGAAGGCTTCCATGGCTCGTTTGCTTGAGAACCAGGCAAAAGAGCTTCTCCGTGAGTCCTCTTCCCTCGCCGCTGGCGATGTTGAGGGTTTTGCAGCCGTGGCTTTCCCAATCGTTCGCCGCGTTTTTGCAGGCTTGATTGCTAACGATCTCGTTAGCGTTCAGCCAATGAGTCTCCCAAGTGGACTCATCTTCTTCCTCGATTTCGTGTACTCACCAAATCTTGGTTCTAGCACACAGACAAGTCGCTTTGGTAACACAGTTGATAAGTCCATTTATGGTACTGATCAGGTTGGTTCCGAAATCATCGACGGTGTTGATCTTATCAACCAGACCAACAAGGTTGATCTTTCTGGTCCACGTACCGTTGGTGCTCGTGGTTATGCTTACTCTTCCCCAAGTGGTTCTAACCAGACCACAATTGCACAGGCTGTAGGCTCTGCTGCTATTAAGGCTACATTCGCTCTTAATGGTAGTGTTTCCGCTGCTAATAAGAAGTTAATTCAATTTGACCCTGATCTTCTTGCTCTTACAGACGGCACCATCTCTGTTGGTGTTGTTGACATTGAGGAAGACGAGCATGATTCCACCGCTATGGGTGATCCAGATTTCGATAACCTTGGTGCTTTCGTTATTAATCTTACAAACCTTACTGCTACTGATTCTGCTTTTACTACATTGACAGGTCAGGTTCGTCGTTTAACACAGGCTGTTAGCGCTACCGAGGCAGCAACAACTGCTAAGGCTATTCGTTATGTTGTTGTTGGTACAAGCATTTCTGCTGGTCAGTCTGGTGCATTCGACGCTGCTGTCGGTGCTATTGGAATGCTTTCCTTCCCAGTGAAGGATCAGATTGATGCTGCCGGCACTGTTGGTGCTGTTGTTGGCGATCTCTTTGGTCTTGAGGGTTCTGAGCAGATTCCAGAGATCGACATCAAGGTTGATTCCACAGCTGTTACCGCTCAGACCAAGAAGCTTAAGGCTAAGTGGACACCAGAGTTGGGTCAAGACCTCAACGCTTACCACAACCTTGACGCTGAGACCGAGCTTACCAGCATTCTCTCCGAGCAGATTGCTCTTGAGATTGACCGCGAGATCCTTGCTGACCTCGTGAATGGTGCTACTGCTGCTACCTACTACTGGTCCCGCTCCCCAGGTCTCTTCGTGAACCGTGAGACCGGTGCTGAGCTTGGTGCTTCTACCGCTGCTCCAGACTTCACTGGTACAGTGTCCGAGTGGTACGAGACACTCGTTGAGACCATCAACGATGTTTCTGCTCAGATTCACCGTAAGACTCTTCGTGGTGGTGCTAACTTCGTGGTTTGCGGACCAGAGGTTGCTAACATCCTTGAGTTCACAGCTGGCTTCCGTGCTAGCGTTACTGCTGATGATGAGACTGGCTCCATTGGTGCTGTTGCTGTTGGTTCCCTCAGCAAGAAGTTTGATGTCATTGTTGACCCATACTTCCTCCGCAACGTGGTCCTCGTTGGCCGTCGCGGAAACAGCTTCCTTGAGTCTGGATATGTGTATGCTCCATATGTCCCACTCCAGACAACACCAACCATCTTTGGACCTGAAGATTTCGTCCCACGTAAGGGCGTTATGACTCGCTATGCCAAGAAGATGGTTCGTCCAGATATGTATGGACTCGTTATCTGTCGTGGTATCCTCGGTGAAGAGTATTCCTGATAGCTAACAGATAGCTAAATTAAGCCTCCTCATTCTTTGAATGAGGGGGTTTTTTTGTGTTATATGGACTAGTTAGTTTAACTTGGATTATTCTCCTTTGGGTGAGGCCACTGCCCATAGAAAGATCTTATTCCGAGGTGGCTGGAGTAAAATCATTGAGTAAATCAAGTTATTGCAATAACAATTAATTAAGGAGATATATTATGGCAAGAAGATTAAGTAAAAAGAGACTATTTGCAATCAATAGTTCTGGTGAGAGATTAACATCCTCCGCAGGTCCAGCTATGTCTGGCACACTTCCAACCCCAAACGGCGTTACTCGTATGCGTGACGGCAATGGCATCACAACTGAGGTCTTGATTGACTTGGCTAGTTCTAATGGAGCAGTTAGTGCATATAGTGCTTCTGCTACTGGTAGAATTATTGGTTTAAGCCGTTCTGCATCTGGTATTCAGTCTGGCGGAAACGCTCAGATTATTCGTGCCGGTAGAGATCAAGGCATCATTACTAGTGGTGAGTTGATTTGTGTTGAGCCTCCAGTAGGTCCATCCGGAATCAAGATTGGTTTAGTCCATCACACAGCTTTAAGTTCATCTGATGATTTGGCTGATAGAGGCACAAAGGTTATCGCCGCTCAGACACAAGTTGTTGGTAGAAATGATGCTTTTGCTTTGGATGATAACAGTGCAGATGCTAACTATTTTTACCTATTTAACTCTGGTTCCAATGGAGCACAAGCTACAGCTTTCACTGCTGGCAAGTTTGTACTTAGACTCCATGGATTCACAGCATTTGATGATGTCTAGAAAAAGGATGAAGTATGAATAAATCATATAGAGCTA